TTAAATCCAGCTGGAGAATACCAAGCATCTCTTTCCAATTCACTTCTAACCATCAATCCAGCAGTATCTCCATTGAATGGAACATATCTATATGTATTATTAAATTTATCACTCATATATTTGTAGTTTGAGTCTGCGAATGCATAGTTGCTTGATTTAACACCTTGGAAAAATGCAATAGTATTATCACTAGACATCGCATCTCTATCAGCGGCAACATCTGCTTCTCTAGGAGAAATACATGCAATTGCATCTTTTCTTGAGATTGCAATATCAATGATATGCCCGACTGCACCTTGTGCTGCAGCCAAACTATCTGCCACATCTGCCATTTCGCCTTGTAAAATGAAACCTACGTCTACATTTTCCGCGTCTGCATACATGTCATATCCAGCCTGAAACTGTTGAACAGTTGGAGTAATACCATCTTGTCCACCACCAAATGGACGCGAAATAAACAGTTCAGTTCCGTCTGTGTTTCCAGAAGTCGCCAATGTTGCAAATGATCTCTTAGAAGCAACACTACCACCATTACTTACAACAATATCTCCACCCCAATCACCATTTGCAATTGGATGATTAAGAATTTTTACCCAATTTGATGAGGAGTTGATAACATTTACATAGTAACGATTTTCGCCAACTTCTGTTTTACCATTTGCTGCCTTTGACATTTCTTCAATAGTTTCAACAACTCTTTCAGTTCCAGTTTGTGGGTCAGTCATTGTTACAACCAACGAAAGGCCTTGTGTGAGTTTTTCGTTGTCTGGGGTTCCCACTGGATTTGATGCTGTCAAATCAATTGTCATGTCATTTGCTCTTGGTACACCTTTGAGTGCAGAGGCAATTGCAGGATGTGTGGTTTTAAAGTTTGAATATGTAGTTTCATCTACAAGATACACTTTCATATTATTTGCCCATATGCCTGGATGCTTTGCTGCAAATTCATGTCCATTTGCAACTGCTGCACCAAACCCAAAATTATTATCAAAATCATCATCATTTTTGATATAAAGGGTTGCTGAAGTATATGAGAAAGAATTGGCAGCTGCATTTCTGATTGTGAAACTAATAGCGGCCGCATCTGCTGGGGCGGCTGAGAAAGTTACCGTTGCACCATCAGCTGATAGTGTGAAATCGGTTCCAGAAATTTGTGCAGTTCCAGCAACATCAACTTCTAAAGTTTGTCCGGCAGTTGAATCGACTGCTGGAGACAATGGAAACGATCTTCTAGCAGGGACTACAACTGTTACTGTTTCTCCAGTTGCTGGTGCATTTGATGTAAATGTAATAGTCGTACTATTTGCTGAAACTGTAAAGTCAGATGCCGAATATGCACCATCAACACTGTTAGTTGCTGTTACGAGTCCATTTTGAACTGCATGTGAACCAGGCGCTGTATCCATCAAATGTGATTGTTGTAGTGCTACAGTAATAACTACTTCGTCATTCTTGTTTGCCCAAAGAAGAATATTTGTGTCTGCTGGTGCAGCTGCTCCTTCATGTACAGCCAAAGTAGAAAGGTCTGGCATATAAAATACTTTATGTAACATATGGTCTGTCTGAGCACCAGTCGAAAGTGTCACTGCAGCACCAGCTGTATTAGTAGAATATGTGTATGTTTCAGATAATGTTACATCAGCACCACTTACACTTGCAACATAATATGATGTTCCATCTGTAAGTCCTAAAGTATCACCTGCTGTACCTTCTTTAAAGATTACAACATCTCCTTGTACAAATCCATGATTTGCATTTGTTAGTGTGATAGTGTTAGCTGCAATTGAACTTGAGTCAAACGCACTAGCATATTTTGAGAAGTAATGGCCGTGTGAAGAACCAGTACCGCCCGCTGCAGAATCAGCTGCGTTTGCATCAGTCATTCTTGTATATAGTGGATAGAAGAACCCACCTGTTGCATATCCTGTTCCATCTGTTTTCCATGCTGCATTTGCTTGAGCATGAATATACCAAGGGCCGGAGTTAGAACTATCACCAATAACTTCCTGAAGTGTGATTTTAGTAACATCACCAGAATTTGTACCAGTAGCTAAAGCATATCTTGATGCTGGAACCAAACCACCAGATGTTTCTCCAACACCTCTAACAGAAACAGTTACATCAGATGCAACCAAGTCTCTTACATTGCTATCTGTACCTGCCGCAGAGCCATTTGCAGTAACCAATGCGCTTGTATTATCCAAACGAGGAAGTAAATATTGATCGTTAGTACCATCATTTACCCCATCAAAAAGGTCAAATGACTGAACTGAACCTGTGATTGCAGCAGTAAATGTTTGTGCAGATGAACCATATATTGTAGTTGATGACTCTGCTGTACCTGTTGCTGTTTGTGTTCCTGCTGTCGCAGAAGAAACTGTAACTTTACCTGATACTGCGTTTAAAGCTTTATTAGCTTGTGCTACTGCTGAATCATTTGCAACTCTGACGATTTTTAGAGAGTTTGAGTATGCTAAGAAATTCGCAGCCGTAAACCATGATTTATAATTTGCGTTATTTGGTTTGCCAAAAATTGTCACCAGTTCTTCTTCGCTGGAGACTTCTGTGATTTGACCAACAGGTCCTTTAGAAAATCTCCCAACCATAGCACCAATGTTAGTAACTAAGGCCGGAACGCTAGTAGATGCATCAATTTCAGAAATGTTAACGCCAGGACTTACTTGGAATGCCATTTTTTATCTCCTTTGATTAAATTATAAAGTTATTTTCTATTTATTTATAAAAACATTAAACTCACCATAATTACACATTCATGCCATCTGTAGTCCATACATCTCCATCATCATCCACAAAAATATCAGCGGAATTTGATGATGAAATAAATCCAAATGGTAACATATTCTCTTCTAAGTGTCTTAATCTTTCTTCGTATATTTCTTGTCTAGTATCTAAGTCACATAGTTCTTTGAAAAAACTATCGGTTGTCATCCACGAAAACAAAATTAAGGTGTCTACCAAATCATCAAATTTTCCTGTCTCTGCTTCATATTTATGACCTTTAGAAACAAAAGATGTCAATTCATTGATAGTATCAAAATCTTTTATGATTAATTTATCTTCTTCTATTAAACTTTTCATATTCATACAACCAATTTTCTTTGTAGCCTTGGTTGTGCGAATTCCCATAGTTGTTGTTCTTCCTGAAAATCCAGAACTTATACTTTGTCCTTTTCTTGTATCGCTGTTAATACTTATTAGATTCTCATATTCCATATCGTGATATAAGATGTCACTCACTTGTTGGCCAACATCATTTACCTCTATTAATATATAAGCCTCATTATACATTTGAGCAACTCTTCTTATAATAGTTGGATAAACTAATGGAGGGACATTATTAGATCTATAAGTTACAACCTGTGTATATGGAACTTCGGAAGCATCAAAAATAGAAAATGCAGAATAATCACCACCCTTTCCTCTCGAAACATCAACTGTACAAAAATAAGTTTTTCCTTCTTTCGGAAATCCATATATTTTTAAGTTTCCATTTTCTCCAACTTTTCTTGGATTTTTATATGGCATATTTTTCAATTTCGTCACATTTATTAATGTGTTTGTGCTGCCTAAAAATTCCGTATCAAATTCTTGTCTAAACTGTTCTGGACTTGTATTTTTAATTGTAGTTTGTTTCCACTTTTCATCTCGGCCAGGAACTTCACTCCAATGAACAGATATTGGATTATATGTATTTCTTCCTTCTTCTGCGTCTACCCATAATTTATAAAAGTGATTCATTCCTTGTGGAGTAGAAACAATAATAACCTTTGTAGATTGTCCAGATGAAATTGTAGGATACACAGAATTAAAAAACTCTTCGGCAATTTCATTTGGAACAAATGCGAATTCGTCTAAGAAAAGAATGTTATACGAACCACCCCGAATTGCACTTGAAGATGTGGCAGCTGCCAAAACCTTTGCTCCATTTTCTAATTCAATAGAGCCCTTGTTCCAAACCATCACTCCCTGTTGCAACCAATGAGGTAAATTTTCATATGCTCTTTGCAGTCTACTCAACAATTCCCTTGCAGTAGCCAATTTGTTTGCAAGCAATGCAACCGACACATCTTTATTAAAAAGAATATAGTGTAAGAAAAATGCAATACATGTAATTGATTTTCCAGACTGTCTACCAATCTTACAGATAGTAAAACGGTTTTCATTAAAAGAACGTATCATTTTTTCTTGGAATGGATATAACTCAAAATTTACAAGTCCTTTATCAACATTCACAATTTTCATATATGTTTTTACAAAATGCACAGGATCTTCCATACATTTTACATATTCTGCTGCCTGTTCTTCACTCCAATCTATTTCTACTCCAACAGCCTTTAAATTTGGATTGTTTAAATAAATGTCACTACTCATCAGATTTTTCTTCTCTATTTTTTCCTCTTAGAGTCTCTAACAAGTCGTTTGTGTTTCCAACAAAAATAGCATTGTTTGTGACTTTGGCAGGTTTCCCGCCATCTTTTGTGTTTTCAATTTTATTCATAGTGAGTTGTAATTCGATCAAGTCTTTTGTTAACTCGCCAGTTGTTTTCATCAGTTGTCCCGCAACCTCATATGCTCTTGGATGTTCGCTCTCTTTTGCTAATTGAATCAAACTGGCTAAACTCTCCTGTCCCATAGAAACCAAGTCTTTCAATGTATCTCTATGATCGTTATAATCATCAAACAAATCCTGACTTCTTTGATCTCTTGTAGAATATTGTTCAATATTATTTTTTTGTTTTTCGATTATTTCTTTAGATTGTTCTTCAATTTTATTTTCTATTTCTAAATAATCACTCAATTTATCATTCAATGTCTTTTTCATTATTCATCCCCAAAGTAATCATCATAAGTTTCTATGAAAGTATAATTGTCTGTACTCCGCGCATCAATTGGGTCTGTAGTAATTGTACTTTTAGAAAACTGTGTAGTCTGATCTGGTAATCCTTTTACATTTGTAGTTGCAGTTCTAATAATTTTTTGTTCTCTTGGTAATCCATATAGATAACCAGACATATTAAATCCTAATGTCCAAATGAGAGCTCTTCTAGATATATAGTCGCCTTCATAATCATCAGAATAATCTACAGACTCTAATGTAAGAGCTGTATCTCTTACGATACCTAGTTCATTTGCTTCTTTAATTGGAATAATAAATGATGGAGTAAAATATGGAAGAATTTGTTCCACAATTTGCATTGCGTCATCCGCATTTTTTGTCATAATAGAAAGTGTAAATCCAATATCATATGGAACTGGTTGATACACAAGATTCTTCTTATCTGCATCAGAGGAATTTTGTTTTGATAATTTTTTAGTTTTTGGTAATTTTCTATCCGCTGCATAATTAAAACCAGAAATTTCAAAACTCATTCTTGGTAGAACAATTGCTGCATCTCCAGTTGCAGTTACTTTATTAATTCTTGAAAGATATTTTTCTGTCGGCCCATATGAGATAGGAACTCTAATAACTTGTAAAACATTTCCATTCGCGTCAGTTTTTTCTATATCTATATCGTTGAATATAGAACCAAATGCAATCACATAATTTCTAATTGTGCTTCTATAAAAATGTGCATTACCTAACATTAGTAATCCTCACTAAATGGATTTGTTTTCGTAAAGTCAATGACACCATCGACTGTTTGTGGAGACAATGGAATAAGTTGCGTGTCTGGATCTGGTGAATTATCTACTGTACTATCAACCGCAGCTGCCGGTTGTACGGGCGCAATAAAGTTATTATCAATTTCGTTTATTCCAGTATTGATTGTTTCTCTTGCCCATGAGAATAATTCACATGTTAATTGATATACATGCATTTTTCCAAGTTGAAAAAATGGAACCTCATCTTCGACAAACTTAATTTCAAAAACTTTATCTGTTATGGGAAAATATAATAAATCTCCAACTTTTGGTCTTTCAGTTGATGTGACTTCAGTAAATCTACTTATTGAAACAGTTGTAATTAGCTGATCTCTAACTTCCAATCCAAATTTAGATAACATATCACCCTCACCTTCAAACCCATCAACACTCTCTATATGCATTTCTATAGTATGTGTTTCAGTGAACGAACTCAATGTATCTTCATTAAATATTGTATCTTCATTTACAATCTGTCTTGGAACATATATAAAATCTTGTCCATGCATTTGAATCGATTCTATTACTAGATTTCCAATCAAATCCTGTTCAGCCGTAAAGTTGATAGTGTTTATATAAGGATTAGTTGTCATCTTATCC